TTACCAAAGTCCACAGGTCTATTTACGAAGAGATGGAATATCCCTATTATCCACTCAATCCTGTGGAGATTAAAGGTTGTAAGGGGGTAAACGGGGATAAAATTGATGTGCGAGATATGTCTTTTGAGGATGTAAGTTTCTGCAATAACTGCTATGCTACTACAGGAATTAAGCCACTCGTAGTGCCTAAGTTACGTGTGGGGCATCTCAAATCTTTTTTTGTTTAAACTCTTGAAAACACACCTTAATCCACTTACTTTTCTACCATATGAAAGAAATTGAATTTACCGATGGAGAACGACAGGCTATTATTCAGCTTATTGATATTGCAATTAAGCATCCTACCCTTGGTGGGGCAAAAGTTGCTGGAGCTGGTAGTTTTCTAATTAGCAAGTTTGTTGATGATCCTGCACCTGAAGCAGAGTCTGACGTAGAGCAGGTAGAAGAAGTGGAGGAGTAATGCCTGTTCAAAGGAATCAACCTAGCCCTCAAAGGCAAACAGTCTTAACATTCGTATCTCCGAATGTTCAAGACCTACTGTTTTATGAAACTGTAGATGCCCAGAGGGTTGGGAAGACTCCTCCTGCATATGGGACAGCTCACCCTGATACGGTAAACTTCCCTAATCATATTCTTGCTCACGTTCGTCAAGCTGATCCTAATGGTCAGCTTTATTATTATTTCTATGTAAACACTAGATCTTCTCAGGACGAATATAACTTTGAATATTCTCAGGCAAGCTTGGGGCAGACGAAGTTTAACACAGTTGTTCGAACTTATGTAGATCTTCGTTCTTCATTTACTGAAGACTCAACTGCATATGCTGCGGGAACTGATATGCCTGTAGCTCCTACTTCCGCTAACTTTACTGGTAAGGGCTACAAGCTCATGGGTAGGGAGCAGAAAAGAATCGGAGATAAAGAACTAGACGGAGTATTTGTTGTGGAGCAAAGGGTATATTTTGTTCCAGAAGATATTAAGACTTTGGGGTGGGATGACCTGTCTCATTACAACCTGACCCAAACTGTAAGCTATCACTATAGAGGGGAAACAATAACAGATAGCAATACAACTCCTGCTACCAGTGCCACAATAGAGTCATTGGTAGCAGATGGGGGTCATGTGTTTTGGAAGACCAACACAAGAGATTCAGGTGGAAAACGAATTGGTTATTACAGGGAAGGTAGACAAGTATCTGCTGATTGGTTTGAAGTAGTTAAGAAAGAAGTAATAGCAGGAGCACCTTCAGGTAGCGACAACATAACCATAGATAGTTACTCAACTGCTATGGATCATACTTTCCCTCCAGTATTATCAGAAATTGAGATTGTTAACTGGGAAAGACATGATGGGCAGAACTTATCTTTTGTTGAATACCACATGAACCCAGAAGCATTTCGAGGTTCTTGCACTACAGACGTTGAAGTATCTTGGTCCCCTAATAAATTTAGTGATTCTAATGGTGGTAAACCTACGGTTGAGAATTTTGAACCTCAATCGTTTACCTTCGGAACCCCATATGTCCGAATAAACATCCCAGCGTGTTTAATGAATGGGGGAGAACTGCGCTGCACTACAGGAACTGTAGATCCCGTATACAAATATTCTGCTTATATTAAGCAGATACCAGTAACAAGCCCCCCTACTATACCTGACACACACGTAGCTAAAGACACACAAGAACCAGCTCGTGGTGGTTACTTGAGAACAAAATGGACAGTCCACAAACCTAAATACGAGAGTCCACAAACCTAGCTATTCGTAGTGCTTACACCACCATTCAGTTTTTTTAAATCTGCGCGTAAGTTCTTCTCTAGGAAGTTTCAAGGGGAGGACGAGATCCCTGAGATTGGGGAAGGCGTTGAAACTGAAGCAGATAAGAGTGTCACAGACCCAGAACTTACCACACCAAAAAAAGTAGGTATTGCTCCAAAACCCCCGATGCTTGAGGGGCAAGATGATTTTCATCAAGCTGGCCCTTACGTTCCCCCACCTTCTCCAGAAATTAGCCACGATGAGTTTGGCTTCCGTGATGAGCACACACCCTATCGGTTTGAACCCGACACTGATATGGTTGTATGTATTACAAAAGCTTTTCTGTATGAGATACACCCTCTTGAAAATGGCACCTCAGTAAAAAAACACCCCCTTAAAAATCCTGATAACCCAGATCTACCACTCACTATACAAGTTACTGAAAACTGTCTTGTCTATTCAGAATATGAAACTGATAATCACGGCAGAGTAATTGATGCTGATCAAGATGGAATATTTTACGCCCTCAAAAAAGAAGACGCAGGAGAAGATGGGGGACAGGTAGATATTCCCCCTTCAACTCATTTTGAGTTACCTAATGGCGAAGGTGGGGCAGGGGCAAATGGTAAATATAAAATACCATTGTTCTGGGTAGTAGACAGTAAGTTATACCGCACTCAATGGGATAACGAAGTAGAAGATCCAAGGACTACTCTTTTGAGGGGTTCATTAGAAGGGCA